ACCCGCCACCCCAGATGAGGTCGGTCCAGTGGTTATTGGACGACTGCCTATGGGTCCGGGAATGAGACCAATGATAATTCAGTCCTTCGATGACTATGTTTCCTTGTTTGGTGCACCCGAGCCCGGCGGCGGCGGCGGCGACCAGTGGCGAGATGGGAATAGCACGGGACCAACTTATGCTGCATACGCAGCGCAAGCTTACTTGCGTAACAGCAATGCTACAACCATCGTTCGTCTCCTTGGTGGACAAAGCTCACAAGTTGCTGATGGTGGAGCAGGTGAGGCAGGTTTCGAAACCTCTGGTTCTAATATGGCTGACAAAGCCAACAACGGCGGCGCTTATGGTTTATTTATGTTTCCATCTGCATCGTGGGCTACACCTGTTACTGGTGTTCTTGCAGCCGTTTGGTATCTTAATGAAGGTACAATTGAGCTTTCTGGCACAGTTAGAAACAGCACTACAATTGCAACTGGTTCTGCCGTCTTAATGAAAGACTTAAATGCTGCTGGTGTTACAGGTGCCGGAACAAAGGAATTTAAAGTCCTTATTAAGTCAGCGGCTACAGATCCAGCCACCCAAACAGTTTTACACGAAACATCATTCAACTTTGATCGTTCAAGTTCAAAATATATCCGAAAAGTGTTTAACACAAATCCAACACTTATTAACAGTGATATTACAAGAACAGCACAAGCAGAGGTTTACTGGCTTGGACCAACCTATGAAAGAGAAGTGGCTGACAACATAACCACTGGAGAAACTTTTGGTATCATCCTTGGTTTAGACAGCGGCTCTAGCAACGCTGCCAATTTCCGCTTTGGATTCCGAGCAGCACAGACTCCTTGGTTTATCTCTCAACATCTCCAGTCTGCTTACTCCGGCTTTGATGCCAACAACATGACAAAGCTGTTTAAATTTCACACACTTGATTCTGGCGATGATCAACAGAGAAGAGTTAAGATTTCTATTAGTGGGATTAAGGCTTCAACAACTGAGCTTGATCCTTATGGCTCTTTTAATGTCGAAGTTCGCGATGTTAAAGATAGCGACAATACACCAATAATCTTAGAAAGATTCACTTCTGTTAACCTTAACCCTAATCATCCAAAATATATTGGAAGAGTTATTGGTGATCAATACCTCGTGTGGGACGACACTCAACGTCGTTATCGCACATACGGAAACTATCAAAATAATTCAGCCATTATTCGCGTTGAAGTAAATGAAGATGTTGAAGCCGCAGCCACTGATGCAAGACTTCTTCCGTTCGGATCTTTCGGTCCAGTTCGATTCAAGAACTGGGGAACAGTTCTCTCCGGTAGTGACACTCCTGCTGATACTTATGTTACAGGTGCCTCTGGCATCTCACATCCATTCCTTCATGGTAATGATAACCCGTTCTGGTTTGTCCAAGATGGAACCAGCGGAGATGGCGCTATTACAGCTACCGTTAACTATCCTGCGATTCCGTTAAGAGTCAGCGCTTCCGATGGGGATATACCAGATCCAACAGATGCTTATTTTGGTGTCGATACTTCACAAAATGGTAATAATCGTTTTGAAAGCAGTTACATTGATATTGTTAGAGCACTGCCAAATTCCGCAGATGCTTTTGCGGTCGGAGCCGGAACTGAAAGATCTTATATCTTTACCCTTGACGACCTGAAGTCCTCTAATGGTGGAGCCGCTGGTGAGGTTGCAGTTTATTCATCTGGCTCGCGTGTAGCAGGAACATCTTTTACAGCGACCAGCGGAACCTATGAACAAGTTCTCGATATGGGTTACAACCGATTCACTGTTCCACTCGTTGGTGGATTTGATGGGCTCGATATAAGAGAAAAAGAGCCATTTAACAATACCGACCTTGCAGGCGGAGCCGACACAACAAACTACGCTTATTATAGTGTGAGACGCGCTCTTGATACAATTGCAGATCCAGAGTCTTGTGAAATGAACCTCTTGACGGTTCCCGGTATCTATAACTCTGCCTTGACTGCCAAGGTTCTTGAGATCTGTGAGAAAAGAGGTGATGCACTTGGTCTTATTGACATTGATAGTGGATATGTGCCACAAACTGAGAACACAAGTGATCAGCAAACTAACGCTGGCACCGTGGCAACCGCAGTCTCTAACTTAAGAGCGAGACAGCTTAACAGCAGTTATGGTGCTTGTTACTATCCTTGGGTCCAAATCCAAGACACAATCAGCGACTCGCTCGTATTCGTACCGCCTTCAGTTGTTGCTCTTGGAACATTCTCAAGCGCACAGAGAAATTCAGAACTTTGGTTTGCTCCAGCCGGATTTACACGCGGCGGTTTGACAGAGGGCTCTGCTGGTATCCCGGTCATTCAAACTCGCGCTCGCTTGAACTCCAAGGAACGTGATGATCTCTATGAGGCAAACATTAATCCGATTGCCACATTCCCAGCAGAGGGTATTGTAATCTTCGGTCAAAAAACCCTTCAGGTTACCCCTTCCGCGCTTGACCGAATCAATGTTCGTCGTCTCATGATTTTTGTAAAGAAAGAAATTTCTCGAATCGCTGCGACAATCTTGTTTGACCAGAACGTCCCAGCAACTTGGAACCGCTTCTTATCAAAGGTTGATCCTTTCCTCCGAAGTGTCCAGTCCCGCCTTGGCTTGACCGACTACCGCGTCATTCTCGACGAGTCCACCACGACTCCAGAGTTGATTGATAGAAATGTCATGTACGCCAAGATCTTCCTGAAGCCTGCACGAGCGATTGAATACATTGCTCTTGATTTTGTTATCACAAATACCGGCGCAGGTTTTGAGGATTAATAAATAAAGCACTATATACTACAACAGGAGACTAACAAATAATGCCAGAACAAAAATCCAACTTTTGGTTAAACCGAGAATTTGAGCCAAAAAGACAATTTAGATATTTGATTGAACTTACAATCGGAGGACAGAACTTGCAATTCCTTGCAAAGTCCGTTGATCGTCCGTCTTATACTATCGAATCAAACCCTCATCAATTCTTTAACCACACTTTCCACTACCCAGGAAGAGTGACATGGAACTCTATTAATTTAACCTTGGTTGATCCTGTTACTCCAAATGGTGCCGCAATTCTCTATGGATACCTCTCAAGCATCGGTATTGAGAAGCCCACAAGTGTTAATGCTGCTATTGGCTCCACGATCACTAAAGAATCAGCTTCCTCTGCTCTTGGTAACTTGGTTATCAAAGAGATGGGAACACGTCCAGGTTCCCCTGAGACTGTCGTTGTTGGAAACTGGCAGTTCCTTAACGCATTCTTAACTAGTGTGGACTTTGGCGATCATACATACGAGTCCGAGGACATGGTTGATATTGCCATTGATGTTCAATACGATTGGGCAGAGTACCAGCGCGGCGATGTCCAAGCGCGTGGCTCCTGATTTTTTTTAAATAAAACTATTTAAAATATAAGCACAGATACGTTATAATGTGCATAGACTATTTTAAAAGAGGTGTAAATGTCTAGAAATAAGCAGCGAACTGCTGCTGCCACGGATGCTGTTGCTGCTACTGCTCCAACAACCCCGGCAGCCCCAGCTTCGCTTTCATATGTAACTCCAACCGAGTTTGTTGAACTTCCGTCTCGTGGCAAGTTCTATTCTACAGATCATCCCCTTCACGGCAAAGAAGTGATTGAGATGAGGTATATGACAGCAAAGGATGAGGATATTCTAACCTCCCCTGCTTTGCTTAAGAACGGCGTAGCGATTGACAGATTGATTGAGAATCTTATTGTTGATAAGAATGTTACATCAAATAGTTTGCTACTTGGCGACAAGAACGCTGTAATTCTTGCAGCAAGAGTCTCCGGCTACGGGGAACAATACGAAGTGAATGTGAATTGTCCAGCATGTAGCACGACAATTGAACACTCATTTGACTTGTCTGAGATTCCGCACAACCATGGTATCCAACCCGATGATGATACGGAGAACATTTCGTTAACACCAGAGGGAACATTTGCTGTAACATTGCCAAAGACACAATTTACTGCTGAGTTTAGGTTATTAAATGGTGAAGACGAAACATATATAGAACGAGCGGCTTCGAAGTTGAGGAAATTAAATTTACCAGAGTCTTCTTCTACAACTTTGTTAAAACAGCTTGTTGTGTC